TAATGCAGAACAATTTCCACAATTTAATGGATTGGCAAAAATATCAAATTGATTCGACTTAAGCAACGCATCAAGAATCTGTCGTGCGTGCGTTCCATATCCAGAAAGCGTTAAGAAAGGAGCTTCAAAAAGTACAGTTGGCTTGCCCATGGCTTACTCTTTATCTCTGTTAAGAAGCCAAGGTCCAGTTTTATAGCCGGTTAAATAACCAATTGCAAAGATCATAAAAATAAAAGAAATTGTAGCAATCATATTAAATCTCCTTAAAATCAAAGCGATGCTTCGCAGCATGAAATTTGTTATATGTTTCGCTTATTGCTTTATCCCAAGAAGTAATAAGCTTTTCCATCGAGAATTTTTCTCTTGCCCAAGTTGCAGCCTTCGCACCAATAGCTTTTGTTTCTTCTCGGCTCATGTTGTGCATCTTATGCAATGCAGCAACAATGTCTTCTGTAAGAGTGTGTGTATTGTAGATGTAAGGAACGGCCTGGTTTCCTGCCAATACATTTAGCTTAATTGGGAGCTTAACTCCCCATTCTTCTTTTGTTTCTTTATCCCAAATCTGATCTTGAAGCCCGCCTGTTTCTGCGGCAATTGCTGGAGTTCCAGAAGCAAGAGATTCTAACAATAATGCAGATGATGAGATTGCTCCGACTCTTGAAATCGACGAGGATTTTTTACACGAACTTTTCGCGCCGGAATTTCCAACCCTGTCATTCAAAATAATCGGAAACCAAGTTGTAATACTTTAAATTATGCAAGATCAAGCCCAACAGATGTGGATGAATTCTTTTGTCGGATTAGAATTCAGAAATCCTCTCGCTTCATTTACAATGATAGTGGACGATGCAATAGATGTTGCGCGTGATCCTTTGCAAGAAAAATATAAAAATTTTGACCTACCAGATTCTATATCTTTGGTGCGGAGCGTTGACACCGCAAGCTGGAAGTAGAAACGGGATGACTTCGTAACCCGCAGCTTCCAAGTCAGATTGCACCTGGTCGAAAACCAGCCCTCCATTCCAACTAACAAGCCCGCGAACGTTCTCGAGAATGAACCACCTTGGTTGGATTTCTCGAATAACTCTAATTGTTGCTGGCCAGAGATGGCGAGCGTCGTCAGTTCTTTTTTGCTTTCCCGCCATCATCAGGAGCGGTGCCGGAATTCTTCGGATTCCACGCTGGGTGATCTACTCCACCAATGTTGGCGGCGCGATTTGCCTCGCGGTCAAGCTGCTTTCTCGCTTCTGCAACTTCGTTAGCGCGCGTGACGATAGCATCGCGAACGGCAGTCGCCTGCGCGACCGCGGAGTCACCAAGCGCACCAAGGTGGTCAGCCGCAGGCCGATTTATTGCGTCGTCAAATGCAGCCTTCGCCTTTTCACCCGCGCCCTTATAGGTGTTCTCAATCTCGTCGAGATTTACGGGATCGAGAGTGGGAATTGCCGAAATTCCGGCAAACTCACCAAGCGAATTAATGGCTGAAATCGCGCTGTTTACCGCGGATATTACCTTATTAATGCCGCCTTCAACGCCCGTAATCATGGTGTTCATTGCGCTAACAACGGCGTCACCAATCGCGGCCGGGACCAGCGTAAAGGTGGCAACAACGATGTCCTTAAGACGCAAGAATGCCTCAATCGTATTGTTGATTCCGGCCTTAACAACGCTCCACACGCCCGACATCGAAGTGCCGATGGTGGAAAGCGCACCGTTGATTGCGGAGACGATTGCGTCAAAAGATGCAACAACGGCTGCTTTTGTCGCGTCGGCGCCCTCGCTAAGGATATCCCACATTGCTTTTGCGTAGTCGCCAAGCGTTGCAAAACTACCCTGCAGCGGAACGATATCATCCCAAAGTTCGCTGATCGCGAAAGCGGCAGCACCCGCGGCAGCAGCCAGAAGCACAAAAGGATTGAGAAGCGCGGCCGCGCCAGCAAGCAAAGCACCGCCACCAAAACTAGCCGCCAGGACAACCCCTGCGGCCGCGGCCGCGGCGGCTACAGAACCAATGTTACCGGCCAGCGCCTGCATAACTTCGTTGATTGCCTTGGTAACTCCAAGCGTTTCAGCGCTGGTGCCGATATATTCAGTTAGGTTATTTTTAAGGACCGTAAAGCTGTCGCTAATCGTTGCGTTGGTGACGCCGAATGCAGCCTCAATGCCTTTTTGAGAATTAAGAATTGCCTTGAAAATTCGGTCGGACGTAAGTTTGCCATCCGCGCCAAGCTGCTTTAGGCCGCCGATTGTCGTCTTGAACTCGTCCGCAATCGCCTTGGCGAGCAACGGCGCGTTTTCGCGAAAGCTGCGCAATTCGTCGCCCTGAAGCACCCCAGAACCTAGCGCCTGCGAAAGCTGAAGGATGCCCGCTATTTGCTCCTGCGTAGCCGCGCCACCAGCCTTGAACGATTTCGTGACAATATCGGTCGCGTCGGCAATCTCTTGCTCGCTCTTTGCAACACCTGACGCCCCGCGAATAAGTTTCGCGTACAGGTCGACATAGGTTTCGAACGGCGTGCGTGCAGCATCTGCCGATGCCCGCAACTGGTCAAGCGACCTGGTTTGCACACCGGCAATCTGCGATGCTGCGCGAATTTTATTCCCGGCTTCCGTCCATGCGTCAGCGTATTGCGTAATTTCTGCAACGCCGAGCGCGCTGCCGGCAATCGCGACCGTACTTGCCAGGCTTCTACTGAAATTGGAATTAATGTTGGAATTCATTTTAGCAAAGCGCGATTCAATCGCTTTCGCCTTTGCGTTGGTGAACCCCATGGCCTTGTTTAAGGCGTTCTCGTATTTTTTTGTATCAGCGGAAAGCTGGACAACAAGGCGTTCAAGGTCGGTTGATGGCACGCCGTTCTCCTGCTATGATAGGTAGCACAACGACCGGAGGCGTCATGGGGATTAGTAAGAAAAGGATGTTTTGCGAGGAAGATATGGCTATGGTGCTCGCAGAGCGAAAAACACCAAACCATGTCCTGCACTTGCTCTTGAGCTTATTGACGGCAGGGCTGTGGATTCCGGTCTGGCTAGTACTGACCCTAGTCGCGGCTGGAGCCTACCGATGCCCGAAGTGCGGCGGAAAGACGCTATCTTATATCCCGAAGAAATACCGGGATGAGATAGACACGCGGCGAATGTTGCGCGAATAGCAGCCGATGCCGCGCGCCGCTAGGCTTTACCCTGCAGCCAATCCCAGACATCATCCACGTCGGCAGAAGACATCTTGCCATCATCAGCGGCGTTGGCCTTAACGTATCCTTCGACGGTAGCCATAAACTGCCACATCGACATGCCGTTCACGTCTTGCGGCGTATAGCCTAAGACCGCGCCGGTTCCGTAGATGGCCCCGAATCTGATTTTCCCGTTAGGGAGATCGTCAATTCTTGATCCGGAGCCTTTGGCTCCCCCGATTCACCGCCAAGCGGTTCGTCTGGTGCGCCCATAAGCGATGCCGATAGGATGCCAACGGCGGGCAGAACGCTTTCCATCGGCGGCCGCGCCTCAACGTACAGACGCACCTTCTTGAGTGCGTCCACAGGCGTCATACCGCCACCAATCAGGCCAAGACGGATAACGTTCGACAGGTCTTCAACGCGCCAGGTGCCGTTATGCAAGCGCTGCAGCACCACATACGGCCCCGCGTCACACTGCTCCTGCAATTCGGCAAGCTGGCCCCACCCCAATCTCATGGAGTATGCGCCATCCGCCCAATCTAAATCAATCCGTCCGTCTCGGCTCATGGTTACAGCGTATCCGTGCGGACCAGCGCGCCGTCAGACTGCATTGAAACCGAAATCGTAGCGCGGCCGCCCTGTTCGGCGCCAAGCTCGATTGATTCCAGATGCATCAAACCAGTCCATGTAATTGTCCCGGTGGAAAACTCAATTTCGACCTTAACGTAAGTAGACCCGGTGTCTTCGTATGCGTCAATCCACGTAAGGACCGACTCCGCGGCAAGCACGCCATCGCCGGAAATCGACGCGGAAATGCTTTCAATATCGCGGGCAATGGTCATGGGCGCGTCCGGGTCAAGGCAATCTGGAATGCTGACTTCCGAGAGCGACTTGGAAAGGGAAAGCGACTTGCTGGTGAAGCCGCAAGGCGCGGCGTATGTAACGCCGTCAGTAGAAAGCATTACGCGGAATTTGCCGAATTTTGCGGTAACGGGAACGGCCAAGGAGACCTCCATAGTAAAAAAGCCCCGCTGTTAACGAGGCAAGGGATTGATGAATTTGAGGAGGCGCCTAAACGCCGTGTTCGCGCTGGGTGCGCGGGTCGTTTACGGTTCTTCGATAATAGCCGTAAACGTCAAAGCTGCCTGCTTAATGCCGCCGGCCGCGATGTAATTCGTGCGTGTATGCTCAAGCAGCACCAGCGCGTTGTCGGTCAAGCTGAATTCGTAATCGCGAAAAGCCTTGCGAATAGCTTGCGCCATCTGCTTGATTTCAACGCGGCCGGGCTTGTCGGAAATGGCGTCAATCTGCATCGTGACTTCGCCGCCAACAATGCAATCTGCGTCGTCTTGCGCGTACTCGCACGGCCCAAGGCTTACATATGGCCTCACGGCCGCCACGTTGCCCGCCTGGCCGCTCGGCGGCTCATCATAGATACGCATGGCCACAATGTCGGTAATCGCGCTGTAGGCGCGCAGCCTGGCGATAATGGCCGCCTGCAATTCTAGCGTTGGGTCCATTGCTTACTTCCCGCCGGCCGCAACCGCTTTTGCTGATTTGGTGATTGCCCGCGTAATGCGCGATTTAACCCGCTTGCGGTTGGCGCGCCACGACACATAGAAGAACGGCTGCGACTTCGCGCCAGGATTCATGGTCCCGGCGAACAGGCCACCGTTGACGTGGGCCGCCGTGCCAAACTCAACAAGGTGCGCATAACGAACCTTCGTATTCCCGGCGTAAATGGTGATTGTCATATCGCCGTCTTTGCTGCCGATGGACGCAATCTTTTGCGCATACTTCGGCGCCTTGCCCCACGTCCAATCGATGCTATCGCGCAAGTCACCGCCATCAACCGGCACCAGACTTTTCATCATGGCAACGACTTCGTTGGCGCCTTGCTCCATAGCCGGGCGGATTGCGGCTTTTGCGGCTTCCGGCAATAAAATAAGCTTGCGCTTAAGTTTATCCAGCCCAATTACCTTGGTTGCCATCCATCACCCGTAACCTAAACCGCGCCATCGCTAATCAGCATTTCCTGCCATCCATTGCGCTCATCAACATTGACGTTCGTAATGATGTTATAGACGCGGCCGCTACGGGCATTCACAGCCCGCCACGCTGGCGTTACGCCCTTGGTGCGGTCATTGGACCTAACAAGCATAGTAAACGGCTGCACACCCGTCATACGGGATGCGATGACCGTTTCCCCGCCCATGCGCGGCTGCAATCTGGCATATTCGCGAAACTGCTCGGAAAACTCGCCGGAAACCGGATTACCAAACCCGTCGTCAATCTCATCTCGACGCTGGAAGCTAATCAATTCCGAAAGCGCGCCGGCACCACTACGTTTTTTCATCATGTGGCTCCGGTTCGGCGTGTCTGTGCGATTTGCGCATGCGCACCGCCTTGCCGGCGGCAAGGGCGGATTCAGCGGCAGGCGCCGGCACGTTTAAAACCATGCCGGCGCGATATCCCATAGTAACTTGCGGAAATGGCTTCCAGTCCATGTCGGTGAGGAAGCGAACCCACATGATTAGATGGCCACGCCGGCAGATTGGATATCAAGCGAGATGACCGAGGCGGACTTTGCGATGCCGAGAATGCAGGTGTAGTCGCCAGTCAGCAAATCGGCGACCGGCGCGATGCCGCCCGGCGTTCCGGAAAGGTAGTATGCTACACCACGCGTCACAGTCGCGCCGATGGTGATATCACCGGAAACCTGCACCTGAATGGTCTGATTAAGCGCGGCGCCATTTAGCGCAATGCCCTTGGCAATGCGCGCCTCGACGGTTGCAGAATTGGTATCCGCAAGCATCCATTTCTTAGTACTGGAAGAACGATAAACGGCCTGGCCGGCTGTAATCGCCTCGCCGGCAACGCCGGAATCCTTGACCGCATCAGCGCCAGCCACGACAGACGCTGCAGTAATTGTAAGTGCTGCCATTTTTGGCTCCTAAGTGGTTTGCGCTAAATACCGCGCCGATAATTACAAAGCAGGCTGTCGGTGGTGTGCCACCCGTCAACCACTGCGCTTTCGCGCGTTTCAAATGCGTCCGCTACAAACAAAAGTATTGCGTGCCGCACGCTTGCAGGCGCTACGGCGTCACCGCAAATCGCAACAACCGTAATGCGCGAACCTGTCTGGATTGGCGGCCATGATTGCCCATATTTCAGGACAATTGAATTCTCTAGCCCGTCGGTGCGGACATCATAAACCGTATTCGAAAGCGTCTGCGTCGCGCCGGTTGCGTCGACATAAGAAATCGACGTTACGGACGTTAGCGGCGCGACCGAAAGCCGCGCAAAGTCCGAAAACGCATCGCACTTCACCGAGACCGATTGCGGCGCGAAATACGTGTTGCAGTATTTCTCAACGTGGTCACGCGCCGACGCAATCAGGATTGCAATCAGCGTGTCGTCATCGTCGTGAAGCAAGTTTAGGTGCTTCTTTACCTCATCGAGACTAACCGGCTCGGCGGATGCCGGAACCGTAACCGTCGCCGGATACCACATCGCGCGATTCCTTTTTTGCAGCACCTGGCGGGCGGCCTCGGCGCCGTTCTGGCGCGTCCGGTAGCACGGCAGTTTCAATTTTCATTACCGCCACAGGCGCGGCAAACCCGGCTTCAATCAGCCTGATTGCCTCGTCCTGCGGAAAGTCTTTTTCATCGCCCGGCACAAGTGTGTAAGCCGGGCCGGATAGCCCGACCAACATCTTGACCAACATTATGCTGTGGCCTTGAAAACAAGGAAGTTGATAACAAGCACGTTGTTACCAGCCGCAGCAGCGTCAAGGTTTGTCAAGCGCAGCTTGAAACTACCGGCCGCAACCGCGGAAACGGCAACGTCAAACAAGCCGGCTGACGTGTGCGTCTTAATGCAGGCAACAACAACGTCAGTTGCGGCAACCTGGCTATTCGTGACGGTAAATTCCGCCTCGGCGCCGGCAGCAACCGTCTGCGAAACAGTCGTAATAACGCCGGTCATGGCGTTGCAAGTTACGCCGGTCGTGATGCTGGTAAGCTGCGTTACGGCTGTCTGGCCTTCGAAGGTAATCTTACCGCCGGCCGCGACAACCATTTCGTCGCTCTTATTGTAAATCTTCTTGCCGTTATAGCTGTTGTCAGCCATTTGCTTTTCTCCTATGCGGCTATGTCAGCCGGGAAATTTAGATAACAGTTGCTTCCCCAGGCCGCGAATGCTGCCAGGTCATACGCTCGCGCGGCTTCCTCAGGTGTTTTGAATGTTCCTAGATGTTCATTCTTGCCATCTAGCTTTATTCTTCCGCACCATCTGTTTATTTTCTTGTGATACGAAACGCCCTTGAATTTTCCAAGGTTATTTGATAGAGGCGGCTTCATTCTCTTGGCTAATTTATCATTATCTTTTGCAAGTGGCGTTGACTTGCCGGCTTTTATAGCTGCTGACAACAGCGCCATGCTATCCGGGTTTACTTTTGCCGACATAATGACAGACATTCTTTTTTTGAAGTCGTCAGTCCTTGTTGCTGATACTGATATAGATAGCCGCCTCCTGACGTCTTCGGTGGGGTTCAACAAACCTCCGCCCCCGTCTGTGCCATTAACAAGATCACATCCTAGAGCCTTAAGCCTAGATATCTCGTTTATCTCTTCTAGTTCCGCCCCTCTAGAGCTTTTGCACGTTGATATTACGTGCAAAATTATCTGCCCACCAGATCGGATGACGCTGAGTACCCATTTAGCCCGACGAGATTGGTCTGATTTTCTAGGGTTTTGATGCTGAAGAAGTCGTTTTGTAGTATTTGCCGTTATACCTACATATCTAATCAGGTTTTCTGCCCTACTATCGAACAGCACATAAACAGACCAGACGCGCTCAGTCACCATGCAAGTATCCCTCTTGCTATCCTTGGTGGCGTTCGGCAGGTGCGTGGATGCGCACTTTTCGGGGCTGCAGACCCTATCCGAACGTATTTTATATTAGCTAACAAGCCTTAAGCGTCGAGAACCTACGCTTGAATCAAGTGCTTCACGGCCGCGCTGTCGCCAAGCTCACCATCAAGGTAGATAAGGCCGGCGATGCCAAGATCGGGCCAGAAGCGCTCGCGCAGAACACCAATCATCGGCGTTCCGACCTTGCGGACGAAATACTTGCCGAAGTCGCCGAAAATCATGGACTTCAAGCCAGTCGTCATCGCAGGCATTGCCTGATTGATGCTGTAGTTGTAGCCGAGCAGCGTGCCTGGCTGGCCGGACTTCACGTCGCCCATCGACCCGCTATATGCGCCTTCGCCGTTCTTCA